AAGCCGCCGCCACCAACGCGCCCGACTACGACGAGTCCGCGCGCCCCACCGCCGCCTGGGCCGCCGCGTCCAGCGGCAGCAAGGCGCTGAGCGCCGGGCTCGACTTCACCTTCAACGAGTCGGGCAGCGTCAAGGGCTGCTTCCTGACCACCGTGTCCACCAAGGACGGCACCACCGGCACGCTCATCAGCGCCGGGCTGTTCAGCGGCGGCGACCAGCCCGTGGTGTCGGCCAACGTGCTCACCGTCAGCTACTCGCTGGCGCTTTGATGTCGTGACCCATGCCCGCACTTCGCGACCGCTGGTGGTGGCTGCGCCGCCGCGCTTTTGCGTAGGTGTGCCCGGAGTGAACCATGGGTGACATCGCCGACCGCCTGCGCGCTGCCGCCGCGCCAAAGCTGGCCAAGGCCGACCGCCTGCTCGCCGATTCGCAACTGATGAAGGAGTAACCAATGCCTGAAGTCGAAAACGTCCCCCTGCGTGCCCCTGCTCCGGTCGAGGAGCGCAAGGCCGACGCGATGGAACGCCATGCCGATGAGGCGAAAGCGCTCGCGCAGGCGCAGCAAAAGGCCGCCGATGCGATGGCCACCTACACCGGGCTAGAAATGCGCCCGTACCGTCGCGCTGAGTTCTGGTGGGAGGCCGTGCGCGCCGTGGCGCCCGCCGCGCCCGACACTGACACCGCGATGAAGGCGGCCGACGAAATGTGCGACGGCTTTGAGGTCCGCTTCCCCGAGTACACGGGCACGCCGTGACCTCCGCCGAGCTTGTCAGCGCATCGAACATTGCCGCCTCACGCTGGCGCCGCGTGTTCAGTGTCGGCGTGCCGGTGATGGACGCAGACGATGCGCGACAGGATGCGGCGCTCGGGATGATCGAAGCCGGCCAAGCGTCACCCGTGGTTGGCTACCGCAGGGCCATTGACGCCGTGCGGCGCCTGACCCATCGCGGGGCGCTGCGGTTCGACCATCTTCACGACTACGAAGCAGCGGACCCGGCGCCCACGCCAGAGCAAGCCGCGCAGGCCCGCGAGTCGCTGGCGCTGATCGAGCGCATGCCACAGGCACAAGTGCTGGCCGGCGTGCTTGCCGGCGAGTCAAGCGTCGCTCTGGCAGCGCGCCACGGCATCACCAGGGGCCGCGTCTCGCAAATCGTGGCCGCCGCTGTGCGGCAACTGACCGATTCTTGATTCTGGAGAACTGACATGGCTACCGTCTTCCACAATGCCACCATCCGCACCGCCACGATGAACGCGGTGGTCACAGAGGCCGGCAGCGGCGCCATCGGTCGCCTGTATGACGGCACGCGGCCTGCTGCTGGCGGCACGCTCAGCGGCAACACGCTGATCGCCGAAGTCACGTTCGACACCACGCTTGGCAGCGTAACCGCTGGCGTGCTGACGGTCGGCACGATCGCGGGCGACACGTCGGCCAATGCCAGCGGCACACCGACGTTCATCCGCATCTTCAAGAGCGATGGCACGACCATCGTTGCGGACTACCCGACCAGTGGATTCCCGGCCTGCACTTCGGGTCAGCCGGTCGACATCACAGGCATGACGCTCACGGACGGCAACGTCGGCTGATAGGGGCTAGGCATGGCCCTCAGAATCGACGGCTCAAGCGAGTACGCGCAGGTAGCCAGCCCGTGGACAAGCGGGGCCATCACCATCGCGTTTTGGATGTACCGGCTGGGTGGCGCAACGACGGCGCGCTACCTGTGCGGGTTTATCGACACAGACGACGCGACGCCAGAAAGCAGCGGCGATCCGCGCGTGACTGTCGGCACGGCCTCTGGCTCGCTCGTTGTCGGCACATACGTCGGCGCTGGCGGCACGACAAGTGATGTTTCGTCGGCCACATACGCCACGGGTGGTTGGACGCATGTTGCGGTTGTCTTTGCCGGTAGCGGGACGACGCTTGATTCGGTCGAGGTCTATGTGGACGGCGTTGCGACCGGCTCGCCTGGTTCCGCGTCACGCGACCTGTCTACGAATGGCGCATTCGATCAGCTTCGGATCGGCATCAACAGCGCGAGTCACAGCAACTGCGACTTCGCGCATTTCGCCTACTACAACGCAGCACTGTCTGGCTCGCAGATCACCGAGCTTCAGACCAAGCTGCCGAACGCCATTACCGGGGCGACGCCTGCGGTGTATGAGTCGTTTGTCGGCTCCATCGGCAGCTTCACGGCCAGCGGCGCGACCATCGACAGCACGAACGATGGCACGCTGCCGAGCCTGAGCGGCGGCGGCGGCGCGTCTGGCTCGATCTCCGTCACGACCGAAGTCATCGGCGTCAGCATCACTGGCGAAGCGCCTGTCAATGCGACGGTCAACGTCACGACGGTCGAAACTCAGGTCAGCATCACGGGAAGCGCCGGCTCGCCTAGCGACAACATCCGTTTGCAGCCGAGCCTGTACCTTGAGCGAGGCGGCTACGCGGCCAGCCTGACCGCTGATCGGTGGATTGTCTTCACATCCGACCTGTCGGCGGTGGAGGACACCGGCACGGCGCTGTCAATCAACAGCACGGGCCGGCCGACCATCGACATTACCGGGTCCGCGAGCTACGTGGTGGGCGACCAAGTGCCGTTGTTCATCACGGTCTATGACGAGGGAAGCGACCCTGAAGATCGCACCGTCCGAACGTTCTTTGGCTGGGTCGAGGCCATCGCACAGCCGTGACGCAATACCTCGTCGTCACCCAGGCGCCGCACTACTCCTACCTGAACGGTGGTGAGGGTGCGGACGCGCGGCAACCGTTTTTGCGCTACACGCAGCGCACGCCGAACGGTGCACGCATTGCCTCGGCTATCGCCGGCATGTCGCCCGGCGACTTTGCGACGGTTTGGGCTGATGCGACTGGCGACATCTTCACGGTGCGACTACCAAGCACCGGGGCGACCTACAACACGCGAGATTGGACACCGCACGGCGTTTGGGACGCGACGACCGAACAGGCCTTGTTCGGTGGCAGGCGTGGCCTCACGAAGCTGACCGCGTACAGCGATCTCACCGGAGACTGGCGAGAGCTTCAACAGCCTTCCGACCTCGGCCGCTCGGTTAATGGCACGGTCCACTACTACGGGCTGATCGCAAAGGACGCTGACGGAAACGTCTATTTCGGCAACGTCGAAAGCCTCGGTCGGACGTGGCAATTTGATCCGGTCACGGAAGAATACACCCGCCTGCCTGATACGCCGACGACCAACGGCGGCAACGGCGCGTCGTTCTCATGGTGCTCTGACACTGGCCGGCTGGCCCGCTACGCTGGTGATGCGCAGAAGTGGATGACCCTTGAGCCCGGCGTCGATTCGTCGTGGACCACGCACACAACGGGTGTCGGCCACGGCGCACACGCCATTGTCAGGTATCACGCCACGCATGAGCGGCACCTGATCGTCGGCGGCACCAGCACGACAACGCGCGCATCGCTCATCACCAGCGCCGGCACGGTGACGAACGTGACCGCCGTGCCGGACACGATCAGCATGGCTGAGGGGTCATGGGTTGCCGCCCACCCATCCGGCTGCTGGCTGGTGAAGACAATGGACGGCGCGGGGACCAATAAGGTCTATGCCGCGTGGCCGAACGTTGGACTGACGGACGTTACCTGGGTTGACCTCGGCACGGCCCCCGACACCGCGCTGACCTACCCAACGCTGGTGCCGTACAGCAGCAGCGTCGCGCTGATCGCAGCGACGACCGGGCTGTATGCGTGGGCGCTGCCGAATGTGGCGGCTCCGGGTGGCGGCACGGTCGCGGAGGTTGCCGCTGCCACAGATGAAACTGCGGCCACGCTGGCCGCGGCCGCATCGGCGGTCGAAACCGCTTCTGCCACCGACACCTCAGCGTCCACCCTGGCGGCCGCCGCCGCCGTGGCCGAAACAGCCAGCGCTACAGACACCACGGCCGGCAACCTCTCCGGCACCTACTCTGCCAGCCTGGCCGACAGCGCCGCGGCGGCAGACACCGTGTCAGCGCTGCTGGCCGCTGCTGCTACGGTCAGCGAGGACGCTGCCGCCTCAGACGTCTGCACAGCCGTCAAGCAGGGCGCCTATGCCGCCGTGCTGGCCGAGGTGGCGCCGGTGCTCGACGCCTGCAGCCGCAGCATCGTCATGGCCGCCGCGCTGGCTGAATCCGCCGCCGCCGTGGACGCCGTCAGCGCCGCACTGCAAGGCGCGGCGCAGCCCCTCAGCACATCGCCCTTCGGCCGCCGGCTGCAGACCATGGGCCGCCCAGCCAACGTGCAGACCGCGCGCCGCCCCACCTACCGCGGGGGAACCCGATGACCCTGAAACTGATCACCGCGCCCGCGGCCGAGCCCGTTACCACCGACGAGGCCAAGCTGCACCTGCGCGTCACGCACAGCGCCGACGATGCGCTTATTGCCACCTTGGTCAGCGCCGCACGCCAGCATGCCGAGCACCTGATGGGCCGCAGCATCATCACGCAGACCTGGGAGCGCGTGCTCGACGCCTTCCCGGCCGTCGAGATCAAGGTGGGCGGCTCGCCGGCCGGGCCGGTGGCGGCCATCACCAGCGTCAGCTACACCGACACGGCCGGCGCCACTGCCGTGCTCGACCCGGCCGACTACACGCTCGACGACGTCGCCGAGCCTGGCTTCGTGCTGCCGTCGGCCGCGCTGTCCACCTGGCCCGCCACCTACGACACCGTCAACGCCGTGCGCGTGCGCTTCACGGCCGGCTTCGGCGCCAGCGGTGCCGCGGTGCCGGGGCCCATCCTGGCGTACATCAAGCTGCGCGTGGGCACGCTGTACAAGTTCCGCGAAGACGTGGCCGCCGGCGTCAGCGTGGCCGATCTGCCCGGCCACTACAGCGAGCGCCTGCTCGACCCCTTCCGCGCCTGGGGGGCCTGACGCATGCCGCTCAACGCCGGTTTCATGGATACGCCGATCACCCTGCAGGCCCGCGCCGCAGGGGTCGATGCCCGCGGCCAGCCCAACGGCGCATGGGGCAGCCTGGCCACCGACGCCAGCGTGTGGGCCCAGCCCATGCCGGCCAAGGGGCGCGAGTACTTTGCCGCCGGCCAGCTGCAGGCCGAGGGCGCCATGGCATGGCGCATCCGCTACCGCACCGACCTCACCGCCGCCATGCGCGTGCTCGAAGGCGCCACGCCCTATGACATCGTGGCCGTGGTGCCCAGCGCCAACCGCGAATGGGTCGACCTGTACTGCACCCAGGGGGTCAAGGATGGCCGCTGACGGCATCATGCTCAAGGTCGAAGGCCTGAAGGAGCTGCAGGCCGCGCTGCGCAGCGTGCCGGAGAAGCTGCGCAAGCGTGCCCTGCGCAACGCCCTGGCCGCCGGTGCGCGCGTGGTGCGCGACGAATCCCGCGCCAATGCGCCCGTGCTCAGCGCCGAAGGTGCGCGCCTGGCGGCTCCCTACCGCAAGCCCGGCACCGTGCGCAACGCCATCAGCGTGCGCACCAGCAAGATCGCGCGGCGCGCCGGCAACGTGGGCGTGTTCGTCAACGTGCGCCCGGCCAAGAAGGGCACCCGTGGCGCCAAGAGCCCGGACGACCCTTTCTACTGGCGCTGGCTCGAGTTCGGCTGGAACCCGGCCGGCCGCCGCACCGGTGGCCGCGGTGCCGCCGGCCGCCGGCAGCGCCGCGAGATGGCGCGCAGCACCAACCCCAAGATCCGCGGCGGCTTCGGCTTCCTGCAGAAAGGCGCCACCCGGCTGCAGCAGGCCCTGGGCATCTTCGTGCAGAAGCTGGGCCCCGCCATCGCCAAGCTCAACAACAAGGGCCAGACACCATGAGCGCCGAGAGCGATTTCCGGGCGCTGTTGACGGCCGCTGCCGGCGTCACCGCCCTGGTGCCGGCCGCGCGAATCGCGCAAAACGTGGTCGAGCAGGGCGTCGTCACGCCCTACATCGTCTTCACCGCGCAGCACACCCCGCTGTACGGCCTCGACAACAGCCTGCATGCCAACCAGGTGCAGGTGCGCGTGGAGTGCTGGGCCGACGACGCCGGCACTGCCGACGCCGTGGCCGACGCCGTACTGGCCGCGCTGCTGGCCGACGGCCGCGTGGTCACCCTGCGCGCCACCGGTGCCGACCCCGAGCTCGGGCTCGACGCCACCGTGCTGACTGCCGAGTGGTGGGAATGAAACCCGCCACCGAAACCCGTTTCCAGGCCAGCCGCGTGCTGGCCTTTTTGTTCCCGGGCGCCGCCCGATTCACCACCGTCTGAAAGGACTGCATCATGACCACCATCGTCGGGCGCGACATCAAGGTCGAAGTCGCCCTCACCTTTGCCGCCGCCGCGGCCCTGACCGCCATCACCAAGGCCAGCCCCGGCGTGGCCAGCAAGACCGCCCATGGCATCGCCGACGGCACCGTGGGCTACCTCAGCATCGCCGCGGGCATGGTCGAGGCGCACGAGCAGGCCGTGCTCACGGACAACGCCGCCACCGACACCTTCGAGCTCGCGGGCCTCAACACCACCAACTACAGCACCTTCACGGCCGGCGACCTGATCGCCGCGGCCACCTGGGGCGTCATCACCGAGGCCTACAACTACAGCCTGCCAGATGCCGCCGCTGCACAGATCGACGACACGCGGCTGACGGACATCAAGACCCGCAACGTCGCCGGCCTGCTGGGGTCGCAGGATCTCACCGTGCAGATCCGCAGCCCCGAAACCATGAGCGCGGCGCTGGCCTACGTGGCGAGCCAGGCCATTGGCGGCGGGAAGATCCTGGTCAAGATCACCAAGGTGTCCACCGGCACCGTACTGCGCGTGGCCTACGGTTCGCCCAGTCTGCCGGGTGAAAACGTGGATGTCGGCGCCGGTGGCACGGGCAGCTTCAACATCATTGTCCCGGCCTTCCCGCTCAAGCCCAACGTCTGATGAGCACCGACCCCGTCACCGCCCGCATCCTGGCCGGGCGCGAGCGCTGGGTGCGCCTGGACGACCAGCGCGAGGTGCGCATCCGCCGCCCTGCAGAGGCCCGCATGCCGGCGCTGCTGCAGGGCGGCACGCTGGAAGCGTATGCCGATCTGGTGGTCGACTGGCGCGGCCCCGGGTTCACTGCGGCGGGCATCTTCGGCCCGGCCCTGGGCAGCCAGGACGAGGCCGTGCCCTTCGGCCCCAACGCCTGGCGCGAGCTGGCCCTGGACAACGTGGCGTGGCTGAAGACCGTGGCCGAGGCGGTGCAGGCCGACGTGCTCAAGTTCATCGAGCAGCGCGAGGCCGCCAAGGGAAACTGACCGCCCTGCTGGATGCGCAGGCGGGCATCCAGTACGAGGGCGAAGCACCGCCAGAGCCCACCGAAGCCAGCCACATGGCCATCCGCGCCTGGAACCTGCTGAGCAACGGCATGGGCGCCGTCGACTGGGCCGGCATGCCCGCCGTGCTGACCCTGCTGGACCTTCCAGATGCCGACATCGAACTGCTGCTGCACGGCCTGGACGTGATCAAGCGCCACAAGCCCGCGAACGCGAAGGACTGAACCATGGCACTCGCCACCCTGTCGATCGACCTCGAGGCGCGGCTGGCCGGCCTGCAGCAGGGCATGG